TCAACCGCACCGGCAGCCGCAACCCTGGCAACGGACAAGCGCTGTTCAGCTGCCGCAGCGTTGGTCTCGCTGATAGCAGTAAGGCGCATCATTTCTGCGAGCCTTATCTCATCTAAGGCCCGTTGTTTTGCGACCGCTGCAGCCCTGAGGTCTGCCGCTGCTTTATTCGCGGAAGCCTGAGCTGCTAATGATTCTTCTGCTGAAAGCGTGCGTGATGCGGCAGCTGCTTTGATTTTAGCCGCAGTAGCCATAGTTAAGGCGCCGACATACCGACTCCCAAGAATAGCCGCGACGCCTGTCAGCAAAGCGCTCAGGCCGCCGATATTTTCACTGATAGTAACGACCGCATCACTGAAAATTGCCACACCGGTTTTTACGGTAGAGTTTTCGCCGAAAAACTTAGTGATGTTATTGCCCGCAACCTGAAGAGCCTGGCTGATAGTCGTGGTTGTGTTAGCAAACTCAGCTCCGATAACCGATCCCTGAGATAAAAGACCCTTAACCACTACGTCAGTAGTTAGCTTGCCTTGAGCCGCCATCGCCCTCAACTCGCCAATACCAACACCTAAAGAATCAGCCAAGGCAACCATAAGGCGACTACCCTGCTCAGCTACCGAGTTGAATTCCTCCCCCCTCAGAACACCAGAGGCAATACCTTGGGACAACTGGATGATTGCGTTTTCTGCTTCCTGGGCTGTAGCGCCGGAAACGACAAAACCTTGGTTAATTATTGTGGTGAGCTTTGCCAGATCTTCGGCTGATGTATTGTACTGCCGCGTCCCTCTTTCCAGTCGAGCATACAATGTAGCAGTTGCATCCAGACTACTTCTGGTAGCCTGAGTAACATCAAAAACTCGCTGGGTTACGTCTGCTAACTGCTCTGATGGCCGAAGAGAGTTGGATAATTTGTTATTAACCGTGGCCCATGCGTCAGCATATTCAGCCACCTGCTGGACAGAAAGAGCTGCTGTCAGTGCAACCGCAACACGGGACAAGCTCGACATAGAGCGCTCAGTGGTGTCAATAGAGCGTGATGTTTTATCAAATCCCCGTTCCATCAGATCAAGGCGCTGGTTAACGCGCTGCTGAGCGGTAAGTAGCCCGCGCACATCCATTTCAATGTCGTAATAAATACCGCCAGCGTTCTCAGCCATTTGCTATCTCCGGGCAATAAAAAACCCCGCCGGAGCGAGGTCTATAACATGGAACTTGGTTAGTTTAGGAGGCCTGATTTAACTTCTGTATTTGAATTATTAAATAAGTAATTATCTACAATATCGCCCTTAAACACGATTATAAGCTGCTTCATGTTGGTAGTAGCGCCGTTATCAAATAGTCCATAGATGGGAATAAATGCTTTCCCGCTGACCTGTGTGTTTGTGAAAACATAGTGCCACTGTTCTTTCCCATCACTGGAGATTGATACCCCAGTTGGATCTCCATATGCAGCCTTAACCTCTTGCTTCGTCGTCTTTCCTTTGATTATTTTACTCTGAACGCCAATCTGCGTTTCTTGCTCAATCGACTTATTGCCGCCAGAAGCACAACCGGCAAGTACAACCGCTATTGCTGCAACCAATAGAACCTTTTTCATATCCCTATCCCCATCAGTAAATGATGCGGCAATCGTAGCAGAGGGGAAGCGATACGACAAAGCAACCTGTTCGCTTATCAGGATGTTCAGCGGTACGATAGCAAGGTAATCTTGAAGCAGGCATCAACCAAGGAATCATCATGGATAAGTTTGACCGTAAACTTCAGCGAGAAATACTACAGGCTTGCGTAGATAGCTATCCAGCCGCACCTCTTCTCGAACAATTTAACCTTACGGAAGTAGCAGAATGTGCAGAAAGCAACATTCAGAAGCTATTAGCTAACATAAATTACCTGTGCGAACACGGACTAATTAAAAATCACAGCTCCATTATTCTTAAGGACCGCTCCATCCTCACCCGGATCACCGCAACAGCAAAAGGCATCGACTTCATGCTCAATGATGGTGGTCTATCAGCGATCCTGAACGTCCAGACTATAAAGCTTCATCGTGACGCAGTGGTCGTACTCGAAGACCTGATCGCCATTTCAAACATGAACGACGAACAGAAGGAAAAAGCCAAGTCGACTCTCGGCGAAATGTCGACGGAAGCCATTAAAACCGTAGTGCAAGCCGTGACAACCGCAGGATTTTCAGCGCTACTTGGGAAGTGAGCAGGGACCAGAAAGAATAACCCGCCAGCTGGCGGGTTAGTTAAAAAATGGATTATCTAATACATCAGAAGGTATAAAAGGTATATGGTTTCTAGAAAATCCTACCACAATTATCTCATCCTCAGCCACTGGGTAGTAATGTATGCATTCCGATGAGGATTTGCCTCCTGGATTAAAGACAAGACATCTAGTCCTGTTTTTAAAAGTATTGTGCTGCCAAGATGGACCGCAATGATAATGCCAATATGATTCTTCTTCGTAGCCATCGGTAAGCGGGATTTTGTCACGATCATCTGTAAGCCATGATTCTTTATTTTTACCGATAACGTATTCTTTATGGGATATTTCAAGCAAAAAATTCAAGATAAGATCTTGTTCTTCTTCAGTTAAAAATTCCCAATCAATGGCGAATGCGCAATCATTTTGACCATCTAAAAAACTTTCAGACAACGTCCCTTTTATAGCCATGTGAATTAGCCTACCGATTTCTGATAGCCGCCTTCAGATCCGCAAGACTCATGCGAGGATCAATTGTGAAGTCTCTTGCTTTTCGTTTGCCGCGCCCTTGGATGACTTGATAAAGACCAGACCAAAATTCTTCGGCAGAAGATATCTGTACGATACCAACCTCTATGTTGTTTGAATATGTATTAGAGGTAGAGCGAGATGTAACACAAACAACGCTACACTCTCTCTCCTGAAGAACAGGTTGGGTCACTCCCAATCTCATGCTGGAAGTTACGCCAACGAAAACTTTACCTAAATCACTAAAAATCGTACTACCTACGTTTGGCTCAGCTTGGTAGTGAGAATGTACATAATTATCGATTGTAGTAATCATCATTCCCCCTTAGTAACGCTCTTATGCTGCTTTAATGCTTGTCCAAGAGCCAAATGAAGAGCTTCAGCCATCGCAGATGGCAGGGTAACAGCACCGACCTTCTTCATGACAACCTCTGAAGAGCTAGGCTCACCCATCGCCCCCCTGTAGTTAGTAACTGAAGGAGACATAAATGCGATATGTATGAAAGAACCTGCCGGTGTGTTGTAGCCAGTTATTCCTGACAACTCAGCATAAAACTCATGAAAATCAGGAGACTCTAAAACCAGTTGAGGTTCCTTTTTACCAACTTTTTCTTGAGTCATTTTCTATACCAGCCCGCTGAAAAGAATCTTGATTGAAGGGACTAGCTATCCCGTTGTCCATGAAGTCTATTATCTTAAAAGCAATCCTTCAACCTTTGGTTGAATCTAGCGTGTTCAAAATGGCCTTAAATGTCACTCAAAAAAGCACAAAATAGACGTGTACCAGGACACACCTCAAATCATCGCCTCTTGTAGCGCTTCTGGCTTCGTTTTAGAGGGGGTTAAATCGATCTCACAATTTGTGCGGTATGTGCCATCGATCACGCACAGTATCATTCGGACAATAAAAATACCCTTAAGTACTCTATCTCTCCTGCTGCATCATCGCCTGCCAGCGGCGATCGTCTTCGTCCATGACCGTGTCGTACTCTTCGCGCGTGAAGCCGTTCTGATTGGGGTATTTGGCGTTAATCATCATAGCGAACTCTGTCATCGTGAGGTTCTCTGCCTCTTCCCGGCTTATGCCGAAATGGTTACGCGCCGCCATGATGTAGTCGGCAGCACGGAATTCTGCGGTTGTCTCGTTCGTTTCGTAACGCTGCAGCTTACGCACCTTCGCTTTGCCGATGATGCCGTGCATCATCAGGTTTTGCGCGACAATGACCATACTTTCCGGCGGCATGCTGCCCGGGCGCCAGACAAAGCCACGCTTGCGTGATTTCCCCGGCTTCATCCATCCAACCAAATCGCCGATATCATCGTCACAACATGCTGTCAGTACCGTATGCGCGGCCATGATC